GATCGGCTGCAAACACCCTGGTGTCTTGGTCTTGTGTCGCCTTTACGGCTTTGACTCGACTTGGATGGCTCGGTCTGGTGGCCCGCCGCGACGTTGTCGCGCCTCAATGGCTTGTGTTAGACGAACTGTCGAACGCGCAGCTACTTCTTGGTCGCAGATTTTCCTCTGCTCGGTCCCGGAGTTCAACCCTTCGATGAAGGATTGCGGTACTCTGGCGAGGGAGGTCAAGAAGTACCTCTCGTCGTGCCCATTGGACGACGAGAGGGCAAGACTGTCTTTTCAGTCGATAAAGAAACTTCTTCCTCCATCCTGTAAGTGTATGGAAGAGAATTTGCTTGTCTCTCTATCTTCGCTCCTTTCTTCTGGCTCTCGAGAACTACCTCGTGGATATCTGAGGTTTGTAAAGAAGCGGACTTCTAAACTGTTCCGAAAGGGATGGGATAGTGGTCTGTACTCAGATTTCTGCTACAGTTTTTCTCCCAGTTTATCTGGAACTACTGACTCCTCGCGGCGCGACGGAGGCTGTCTTGGTGCTATGAACGACCAGGTATCGTTTTTACAAGCGGTACTTGGCGAGACGCGCTATGAAGCTGACGTTAGCGGGCAGTTGATGGTGGTCCAATCCGCGGGGAAACCCCGACCTCTGACGAAATTCCATTCGACTGCGTCTATGTTGAGTCCGTTACATGACTCCATCTACGCTCGATTGTCTAGAACTCGTTGGTTGCTCAGGGGCGAACCGACCGATGATAAGCTGGCGGGGGCTGGGTTTAAGGAGGGAGACGGTATTCTTGTCTCAGGAGATTACTCTTCTGCGACTGACAACCTTCCTTTGGAGGTCACGGAAGCAATCCTCATGGTGATTCTTGAGAACGCGGTAAGCGTTCCTCCTTGCGTCAAGGAGCATGCCATGAGGTCGTTGCGACCCGATCTTTATAACCTTGATTTCGATATTGCCTTTAAGGTTAGTCGTGGTCAGATGATGGGTGCTTTCCTTAGCTTTCCTCTGCTTTGTTTGCAGAACTGGCTCGCGTTCGAATGGGCCAGAGAAGCTTGTGATTTGGATCGCATGCCAATTCTGATCAACGGCGATGATATCTTGTTTCAATCGCCTGATCGGGGTTTTCCGGAGCGTTGGATGGAAGTTGTAGGACAACTCGGTCTTACGGTAGAACGTACCAAGACTTCGGTGGCGGAGACCTTCGGAACTTTGAACTCCACTCTGTTCGAGTGGGGGGCTGAAGGGACGTTGGTTAACGTGCCGACCTTTAGGTTCGGTATGCTTAGGAGACCTGAGGTGTTGTCGTCTCTTGGGTCCTCGTTTAAGTCTTTCGTTAGGGGGGGGAAAGGCGACGAGCGGTTTCGTGCCGGTCGTGTGTTCTTTTCCTGGCATCTTTCTCAAATGAAGGCGGTTCGTTCAACGCCTGATGAGTTAGGTTTCAGGGGATCCCTTGCTTTTCGACTTTCGAGGATTTTCGGCCTTCTCCGGAACGATGTCCGTGTTATTCCCCATCCTGAGTATCCTTGCATGCACTCAATCATCCTTTCAAGGGATGATGTGACAGTCTTGCCGGTCGATACTGTGACGGAGGATGTAGCACTGACTAGTGCTCGTGAGATAGCAAGCTGGAAATGGCAGACACCCTATCTGTCTCTTCACGAATCCGCAGCTGTTCGTTACGCTGTGGCTTTGTCAAATATCCGTAGAGATACCGGACCTCAGTGGTCCGCGTTATTTGCGAGAGAGAGTGGCTGGGGTGGCTCGAAATGTTCCGAGCCGGCTTTCTCATGGAGGAGGCTGAGGGCGAGATTCTTCCGCGATCTCAGTACGGTGAAGACAATCATTGTCTCTGATCGAGTTCTGCTTACAACGCAGGTTCTCGATGACAATGAGTGTGTTCTTCCGCCGTACTTCGAGGAAGGAGAGGGTGAAGTGGTTGTGGGGGAGACTGCCAAAGCCAAGGCTTGAGCAGCGCCGCACGGGAAAACAATGACGTCAGACTCCCGCCCTGCTAGGGGCATTGTCTAAAGTCGTCATGATCTGGAAACCCTGTTAAGGCCATTCAGTAGGAGGTCACGGTAAATCCGAGACTTGCGCTCCAATGGCGTCTCACAAGGTAACGACTAGGGTAATTTCAGCATTTAGGCTATGATGTCAGTATGACTAGCTAGCTGTTATCGGCACATCCAGGTGCACCCGGGTACGCAATAGTCGTCTTCTTCTTCTGGTTCGGTCCGCCTCTCAGTAGGCTGGCGCCCCTGGACCCCGGCCCGCTGCGTGTGCGTCGGGGTTCGTGGTTGGGGGTCCCATTTAGTCCCGCGTTTGGCATAGCCCTTGCATGGTAACATGTGTAGGGGGCCCTTTGCTGACCTGTTGATGAGTAGCTACTTAGTTGTAGCATTTAGCGATGACTCATCAGGTTTACGCATAGGGGGGTGCTGGGATAGGGAACTGGCCCAACGGAGCCTCACCAGAAGGAAGGATGGAGAACACTTGTCGGGATGGTATTGCTGTCAGCGTCGGTAGTGATAATAGCCACCGAAAGGTTTGGTTCGCTGTCAGGTAGACCAGTGATTGTCGGCTCGAAACTTTGTCCCGTTTCGAGAGGGGGTTGACTAGT